GAAACGTTACAAAGAGATTCTTCTACTCCAAAACGAGAAGAAGAAAAAAAGGCTATAACATTTAGTTTTTAATGGCAAATCTTATTGCAATTGTAGGTTCCAGTGGTAGCGGAAAAAGTACTAGCATTCGTACATTGGATCCAAAAGAAACATTTATTATAAATATCGCATCAAAACCACTCCCATTTAAAGGATGAAAGAGTAATTATAGTATCTGGAATAAAGATAATCCAGATGGAAATTATATTAACACTAGTGATGTTCCAACTATTGCAAAAATACTATCTTATATTAATACAAAAAGAACTGATATCAAGAACGTCATAATTGATGATTCTCAGTATATTATGGGCTTCGAATATATGGATCGAGCTCAAGAGAAAGGATTTCAGAAGTTCAATGATATTGCTCAAAAGTTTTATACTGTATTAAGAACAAGTATTTCTATGCGTGATGATTTAAATATTATTTTAACATGTCATAGTGAAAATGTTGGTACTGCTGATGATCCACAATTTAAAATTAAAACATTAGGTAAAATGTTGGATGCATCTCTTACTGTAGAAGGATTATTTACATATGTATTATTTACAAATTCAGAGAGATGATGATTCTGGTCCAAAGTATGTGTTCCAAACACATTCTGACGGTACAACTACTGCAAAAAGTCCAATGGATTGTTTTGATGAGGATTATATTCCAAATGATTTAGAGTACGTAGTTAATAAAATTAAAGAGTACAATGCTTAGAATATCGTTTGATTTTAATGAAACTTCCAAATCTGTTTCTAACGTAAAAGTTGAAGAATTAAATGGAAGAACTAGAGGAATTATTTCAAATACATCTCCTAATATTACAGATGGAGGTCCTGATCTTGAAGTTCTTGAAAATAAACTTCAATTATCAAGAACTGCATTAAATAAACTTAATGCAAAAGCAGATGATAGAATTTCAATTCAATATATTAATGAAGGCATTGGAAAAGCATCCCCTATTATAGGAAAGTCAGATATATTTACAGACAGACTTGATGGTAATAGATTAAGTGCAAAAGGTACTGTTGCATTTAGAGGAGAAAAAAGAAATACTCTTATTGAATTTGGAACAATCTTCACGTTAGAAGAATATAAAGATGGTGCTTGGAAATTAATACCATTTGTTGATTCTAATGACAATGATGATTTATCAGAAGAAAATTCTGATATGAACGCATTAGATAATTCAGAAATTGATAAAGAGATTGAAGCAATAGTTGCTTCTGAAGCAGAAGACGATCTGCCATTTGATTAACTAAAGTATAATTATGTTTACGGTTTATTTACACAAAACGCCTTCTGATAAATATTATATTGGAATTACATCAAAAAGTGTTGACAAGCGATGACAAGGAAAAGAGTACGCATACATAAATAATCCTCACTTTTTTAACGCTATTAAAAAATACGGATGAGATAATATAGAACATCGAGTGCTTTTTGATAACGTTAACGAAATATCTGCAAAGTTAATAGAAATAGATCTAATCTATTATTATAAAAAGATTAATAAGTGTTACAATTTAACAGATGGTGGAGAAGGATATTTGGGCCTAAAACATTCAGAAGAATTTATCGAAAGACTTAGGCAAAGGAGTATCGGTAACACATATGGATCACACTCTTGTTCAGAAGAAACCAAACAAAAGATTGCAAGGGCGAATTCTAAAATTGTTATTAGATACGATCCTATAACAAACGATGTTTTAGGAGAGTATGCATCTTGCCACGATGCTGCTGATAAATTAGACGGCCGATTTCAAGGCATATCAAAAGCATGTATTACTAATAAACCGTATAAAGGGATGTACTTTAAATATAAAATTGATAATTTAAAATAAATTAATTATGGGAATGTTTGATCTTACCAGTACAACTGGAATTAAAGATACTAGTAATTTTCTTACGGCTGGCATCCATACTGCCAAATTTAAAGGTTTAACATTTAGTTCTGTTACTTCACAGAAAACCGGAGAAACCTATAACACAATGACTCTCACTCTTGATATAGATAATCATGGTGAGTTTACTCATAATTTCTTTGAGCCAACTTCAGAAGAACGCACTGAAGGTAACTTTGGATTACAACCTTCTCAGAAAGATCACTTCATGGTAGCATTGCGTCAAATTTTTGATGCACTTGATGCTAGTATTGGTGAAATGATTGATAACAAGAATGTAACAATTGCTGGTAAAGCTGTTGATATGAGTAAAATATCTACCTTTGAACAGCTTGTTAAATTATCAAAAGCTCTTACCGATCCATATATCGGAACATCTGTAGAAATTAAATTAATCCCTCAGAGTAATGGATTTAATTCAATTCCTGGATATCCGGCAAGAATTAATCGTGCAGGTCTTCTTGGTATTTCTACTAGATTTATT